TACCCGTATCTTTGCCATAGCATCACTTCCCTCTTGCTAGATAGTGCTCATTGTTCTTGCCTGTGCCTGTGTTTACAGAACACTCGGTGATCTCCATACACGCTTGATATTCTCTGTACTTACCTAACAAGTCTGTAGAACGGTGTCCCTTTGTGTACTCGTCAATCTCAAAGTCGCATTCGCCCTTTACAATGATATCGCCCTGTCCAAGAGTAAAGTAGTTGCCCTTCGTGTCGTTAGGCTGTGCTGCCCAATCTTGCTTTTCCAGGAACTTGCTATCCTTAGGTATCCTGCAGACAATTGACTTCGAATCCAGTACCGTTCCGCCTACACGCACTTCCGTTCCGGATAACTGCCAGAAGCAGTCTGTTATAACCGTTCTGTACCAGTGTACCAATCCCGTCTGTGTGTCTGTAAACTTATTGTAGACTGTTATAGTGGTTTCCCACCAAACAGGAAATCCCGGTTTACTCATAGACATCACTCCCCTGGATAAATACCTCTGTAAAGTAACACCTGACCCAACTCGTTCATTACACCGTTTAAATACTTTTGAATAGCTTCTTCTGCGTCCTTGCTAACGTCTTCTACCAGATCCTTTGCATTCAATGTATTGTAACTGATAGATACACCGTCGTTTGACTGAGAAGCCACCGCTCCTCCAACTGGGATCGAAGTATCGCTGCTACCAGCACTTGCTGCCAGAACGTTGTTCTTGAAAGCTGCCATGCTGATTAAGTACTTCATTAATCTTTTCAGTTCCTGAGGATATGTGGTATTCTTCTTAAGGCGATTGAACGTGTGCCAATTTACAAGCGCTTCAGCCTCAAACTCTAAATCGTTGAAGGTGGGTTCATCAAGTGTTCCACCCATGCTTGTATATTCTTCATAAGTCAAATACATGAATTCCGCCACCTTTCAACAATTTTGGGAGTATTCTATGGGCTGATTACAATCACTTTCTTGTAGAGCGTCTAGCTATGGGCTTAACGGGTTCTGCTGCCGGCTTCTGTGCTTCCCTAAGAAGTTGCTTAAGCTCTGCTACCTGAGCCTCCAGTTCCCTTACCCTTGCGGACTTCTTCTCGAGAGCTGACTTCAGTGATTCGATATCGTCGCCCTTCTTGACAACGTTACCGGATGCATCAACTACCTCGTAGCCTTTGTCCTTGTAGCGCTCTATCGATGTAGCGGGAATCGTTAGAAACGATCCGCCACGCTTTACTCTTACGGTTTCGTCAATCAATGACATAATCCGATCTCCTTATAATCAGGTACCAGTGGTTGTCGTTGCCGATGTGGTACTGGTTGTTCCGCTGCCTGCAGTGATGTTGAACTGAAGGGCGTCGCTCTTCTTGTTGAGGATGAATACGTCCTCGAAGGACTCCTCGTAGTAAACATACTTGCCTTCGGACATCGCGCTGGGAGCATCCAGTCTTGAGAAGGTGTAGCTTACAGGAGTGATAACTGCAAGAGGATGAACAAGGAACATATTAACCTGACCGGCGCTTGCATCAACTGCCCAGCCCTGAGTGAAGTCATAAGCGGTCTTCATAAGGGTTGAAGGAACACCGACGATCTGAACCTGGTCAAGTCTGTTTACTCTGCGATCGATTGCGTTAGGACCGGAAGTGATATCCATCGAACGACTGATACCCTGTGCTTCCTTCAGGAGCTGCTGAACTTCGAAGGTTACATAAAGGATTCTGCCGTTTGCAGGAACCATTGCATTGTCCATGTTAAGCATGAGCTTATCAAATACCGAAAGGATGTTCTGTACGGTAAGAACCGTGGTGTCTGCCGTATGCTGAACGCCGGTACGAGGATTGCTGGTAAGGATCCACTTGTTATAAAGTTCGGAAATTGTATAAGCGTCCATTTCCGGGAACTTCTGCTCTTCGTTGAACACCTGAGTGATGTTAGCGATAGTGCTTACCATGTTGGTCTGATCGATGTCCATGGGATGAACAAGTGTGCTCCACTTTCTCTCGTGAGTAAGTGTCTTGGTCTCCCATGCGTTATCGTAATTGCGCTGTGCGAATGCGATTGTATCGCGATCGCCATCAACACGACCGGTTGTCTTGATCGAAGGGATCTCGATCGACTTTGCGTTTACCCAGCGATATCTGTTGTTGTTGGGTGTCTTGTACAGTGCACCGAAGTTGAGCACATAAGGCCACATCTGTGACAGCGCTCTGGAATATTCGGTTGCGTAGTTGAGTGCGCCGATAGCGGTTGAACCATTGTAGGTTCCGGCTGTACCGTTATTAGCAGGTGCTACATAAGGTGTAGACATAGTATTTTCCTCCTTAATTGTTACCATCAGGCATAGGTCTCACAGGAGTAAAGTGGAAAGCATTGAAGAATCCACCCGTAGGATCTGTGCTGTGCGCATCTTCCGCTCCCGGAGTTGAGCCTATGAACTGAGGCTTATTATCCGGAACGTACTGTTCCTCTTCCTCGTCCTCAAGGTCGTAATCCTCTATGAAGGCATCCTTATTGTTCTCTTCGTACACCTTTACAAAGTCGTCGGCTCCAAGGATCGAGTTATTTTCCATCTTAAGCTGCTTGGCAATCATTGACTGAATAAAGTCTCTCTTTGCTGCCTGGCTTGAAAAGTTCTTTGTTGCTGCATACTCCTTAACTGCGAATTCGTATGCCTGCTGTGATAACTGCTTCTTGTACGCCTTTGAATCGGTATCGTACTTTGTCTGCAGATCTGCTAACTGGGACGTGAGTTCGTTGAGCTTAGTCGTGTCAGCGCCCGCTGCTTCCAGTTGCTTTTTGAGTGTTTCCAGGTCAGTGTCTCGAGTTGAGATAGTGCCGGTCAGTGTAGCGATCTCTTTAGCCTTAGCTTCGAGTTCTGCTTCGTATTTACTTTTTGAAACATAACCACCCTCGCTCAGATCTACCAGCTTAGCATTATTCTGCTTAGCGAGATCCATGAACTGTTCGTAAGTTAATGCTCCGTTCTCCGACTGATCAAAGAGTTCTTTTAAATCCTTCATAACTGCCTCCATTCTTTATATCTGTTTTGTTTAACTGACGATTACAGTCTCGTCTGAATGTGCGTTCTTTATATCCCTTTACGCTGGGGTTATTATAATAAACACGTCTAAGCGTGATTATTACCTGAGGGAATCTACAGCCTTTTCCAGACCGTCAATACGTCTGTCCATACTCTTAACCTGCTGTTCAATTACAGGAACGCGGCTGGCAAAGTTGTTATGCTTAGCCACCTCGTCTTTAAGAGATTCGATTTTCGTATCCGTTACCGCCTGAGCTGTGATAATCTTGTTCTCGACGGATCTATTAGACGATACATTTGTGATAATTACTCCGAGAAGCGCTAAACCTCCGGTTATCAGTGCAGGCAATATAGCATCCATGTCAAGAACCTCCTCATCAATTATATTGTATTATAAATTTGGTAAATTGTAAATAGATTTATAGGTATTTTCTATAAATCTATTTGATTCTTCTATAATTGCTGACAGCCATTCTATCCTTACGTACCTTTAAGCCACACGACTGGGAAAATGCCTTGTATTGTTTCTGGTATTGTATCATCTTTGCCTGTGCTTCTCTCGCCGCATCTAAATCTCCGCTTGCCTGGAAAGCCATCTGCCTTTCCTTCTGCTCACGTATTTTCGTTTCAAGCTTCCTCTGTTCCTGTGTGCATTCATACATTGTCATATGCCTGCCATCAGAGGTTGTATAGCCCTTCTTATTGGCGTCTATCATCGCTTGTAACCGTGCTTTCGTATAGGTAGGCTTACTAACACCCACGATGATGGAATAGACTACGTGATAACAGTTATATTGCCCGATTACACGTTCCAGTCCGTCGAACTTATTCCCGTCCACGTCTTGAAAATCTTCGTGGTTTTGTAACTTATCAAACTCTTCGTTCGTAAACTGATGACCTTGAATAGGTTCATGATCCGGAGCCGAATTAGCGTGTACTGTGATTTCTTTACCAGTGGCGCCATATTGCTTTCCCAGTTCATCCTGAACTTCTATACCCACCTGACGGATGCCGTCTAACAGATTACGTCTTACCGCAGTATCAAGCCTTTGTGTGTACTTCCTGCCACTCTCTGCATCATACTCCACATATCGTATTCCGCTGTCTGCTAACTGACGCATAGTTCTGCGCATGGCAGTATTAAAATCCAACGTGCCACTCTGCACAGCCTGAATTGCTTCGTCCACCACAGAATAATATGTCTTACTGAGAGGAGTTGCTACAAGTCTTCCCGGATTCTTCAAATCCCTTATCATAAATGCCCGTGCGTTAGATATATTGATATAGGTATTTGCCGTTTGCTTTGCTATAGCTGCTACGATAGTTTGTAGTGGCTTATTCTCTTCAAACGGGATATAAGGTAGCTTCCTGTAATCGTAATACCGTTTAGCGTCCTTATAATAATCCTGCGCTACTGTTCTGATAAGCCTCTTTATATCCCGTTCGTTTAACCCCGTAAGGCGTGCTATCTCTTTGTTGATCTTCTTTACGTCGCCGCCTGATTTCAGAATACGCTCCAGCTTATAGACATCTGAGGGCAAAAGATGTCCGATCTCTTTTACCCTCTCAGCTATTGTCTGTATTACGTAATTATTGATTGACTCCTGTCTTTCAATAATCGGCTCCATAAGAGCATCGATCGCGTTCTCTGATAACACGGTCCGTATCCCCTTTCATTAAGGCTCTGTGGTAACTGCAGTACCCAGCATTACCTTGAGAGAAGTAGCGCCTGAAACTTCCCACTGAACAACCTCTCTGTTCTCAATCGTATCATCCAGGCTAGCATAACCGGCCGCCTTGAGGGTTACAATCTCAGTGCTGGAAGCTAAGTCTACAATCGATACCTGTACATTGGGTGTCTTTAACGCTGCTAAGAATTCACTTAATTTCATTTCTTTTCTCCTTTCCCTTTCGGTTGCTTATTCTTCTGAAATGGACTGTTGTTTTCGTTCGAGCCCATTATCATCTGATCTTCTGCCTCGCCCAGTGACTCTTCCTTAATCTTCTGAAGTGCTTCCTGTGCCTGTCTCTCTGTTTCTCCGAAGTACCACTGACGAACTTCTACCTTGCTAGTAAGTCCGTTCTGCAGTAACGTCATCTGCTTACCAAGCTCTGTGTCTACATCAACTATAATGCTGTCGTCCCATTCAAACGAAACATCATATTTGCCATCCTTGGTGATCTTATACAGATCGCAGTAGGCATTCATAATGTAAACAACGTCGCGAAGGCAATCTTCTATTGCCTGCTGGATATCTGCGTTTGTCTGGTAACTGCGCTGCTTAAGGATCTTAATCTCTGTTGCTGTCTTAGCTTCTACACTTGCATCCGACAGCGTTCCTCTGCTTAAACCAACAATGTCTTCTATTCTCATAAGGATTGTATTCAATCCCGTGATAAACGAAGCATCACGTAATGCCGGAGCGTAAGGCTGATAGGTATCACTTTCGCCCAGGTCAACTGTTCTAAACAGCCTTGCCTGCATTCTGTTGGGAACTGTCTGATGTCCACCCTTACCATCTTCCTTAAACGTCATTGCATCGCGGTCGATGTCTATCGCTAACTCGCCGCCTTCGTATTCCCATAACAGTCTGCTATATTGCATATCTGCGTCCTTTATAAGACTAACAGCTCTGCTATATCCAGATACACCCAATGGACTGCTGGTGTCTATCGTGTTTGCTTCCGGCATCTTGAAATATGCAAACAGTGGTTTCTGCATATTCTTGATTTCTACCTTTTCCTTGAGATCCTTCCAAGATGAAACAGCAGTAAGCGGGATCTCGGATCCTAAATCCAATCCGGACATATCACCCTGCGTGTTATTGTTATTTGACTTGAATGCCTTATTGATAATGGTTACAACGTTATTCTTCCAACGATGATATTCAAGGCGTCTATAGACAACGTCCTTTTCAACTTGTGTCTGGATAAATGCTGCTTCCGTGATCTGACCGCTTGCATCAAATGCTAACGGGAAGAAGCTGTCTGCCTGGATAAAGTCGAACTCCATCTGCCAATCAGTGTCCTTACCGTCCACTTCGTTTGCTACGAGGTAGGGCTTAATAACAAGTCCACCTTTCGCGATGCCGTATTCGATCTGCTTACGCAGCTGCTTCTTCAGTTTCTTGTACTGTTCGTCCAGATATTCGGCTCTGTCCGTTGCCGTTACGGGCTTATCCTTAATGATCGTTTCCGGTTCCATGCTGGGCATGATATTACCGAACTCATCAGGCTCCGGAGGAACGTAATTCGGATTTGCCTCTTCTACTTCCTTTGTGGGAGTTGTAATCTCTGACTGAAATTCCAGAAGTGCTGTCCTTGCCTTCTCACTTGCAATTAGTGCGGGCAGTCCTAATGATACGACACGTACCGGATCACCAAAACTGGGCTCTTTCAGCCAGTCCGCCTGATTCTTATACATAGCCGCCCACTGCTCGATAGCGTGTTCCATCTGAGAGGACATAATAGGAGTGACATGAAGTGTTTGTTCGATTGTGCGTGATCCTACCATCTTTTTCAGTATCTCCTTTAGCTTTGATATGATGCTTGACCAAAACGACATTATTTCTTCCTCCGTCTGTTCTGACTTGCTTTAATTGCTCTGCCCTGCCTTACGGCTTTTGCTTTACTCTTATATACTTTACCGGTACTACCCCAACGGTAGCCGCCTTTTACTTTTCTAACTGGCACTTTATTTACCTCCGCTTTAATTGCTTACCTTCCTTATAGCTTCCATCGTACTCCCAATCACTAACAAGCCCAAAATCATCTTTATTAGTGGATTTGAGTTCCGCCATAAAATCACCCATTCCATATTCATCAAACCACTCTATTTTCCCGTCCTTATTAACATAATAGATTTCGGCATGAATGCCATCACCAGTTTTGCGCTTTTCTATCATAACTACAGACTTTTTAATATATTTGGGGAGTTTATCATACATTTTTTCATCGATATCTTGACCCCATAATTTATCACTGGAATAAAAATATACACCGCCCTCGGTTTTCTTTTGGTATTTATCGTTTTTCATACGCCAAGCATTTTTCTCCTCGGCGTTCTTTTTATCAGCCTCCGCCTTATTTTGCGCTATCTGTCTGTCTTTATCAAACCAATCAGTATTGATATGCTTACCATTATCTGTTGTAATCCAAGCCATCTTTCAGTTCCTCCACCAAATCGTCATCTGTCCAATACTGTGCCGTTACCGGATGCTTTCTGTTTCGTAACCCACTACTGCCGCCAATTATATAATCCACATGATTTACCAGACAAGGCATGATATTTAATGCTACGCAGTCTTTATGGAACTCCTTCAGGTAAGTCCTAAATGCCCAATCATCATTCACACCGTTTTCCCAGTATTTCTGATAAACCGGATTGCCTATGATGTAATTCGTTACCCAATCTGCGCATTCCCTTGCCCACTGGTTTGGTATCCTTATACAAGGGAAGGAAAACCACATCTTGTCCCTAGGCACTGCGCCTTTCCTGTCCTCTATATCGCCGTCGTACTTCAGGGAACTGAAGCCACACACCAAACCATGATCATACCATTCTGTTCTTTCCTTGAAGTCCTTACATATAAGAACATCGTCCTGCAAGTGCCACGTACCACCGTCTCCTTCACAGCTTGCAAATGCTTCCATGCAGGCTTTGAGGTTACCCAGACCTTTATCATCGTTGTAAACCCGGATATCAGCCTTATTTATGCCTTGTTTTAACATCGAGGGAATAAGATACTCTCTGACATAATGGAGCCTTTTTGGGTACGCATGTATTAGGTACTTAGCCATTTATTTATCCCCCATGTAAGTAAATCCATGAATAGCTTCCCGGACGCATGTAGTTGTAATAGTACATAGGCATATCCCAGTCTACTACCTTAGGCTTCTTCGCAAACATATCTCTATGGAAGTATGCGTCATCGTGCTTAATTATCATAAACCGTGTGTCGCCTATGAATGATCGCTTCCAGCACTTGTTCCATATCGCAATCCAATGCCTGCCCTTATTGCCTGTGGGTGTTGCATACATCCAACCTTTAAAGATAAACGAGAAACAAATGATGTCTGCGTTGCTGTTTTCTTTGGTCTTCCCGTCCAGCTGGGTAAGCACATATTCGTGAAGCCAGTGGTCGTCATCGTCTAACCATAAAATCCATTCACCTGTCGCAGCCTCAAGTCCTGCATTACGCGCTCCACCGGAGTCTGCGTAATTGGTTTCTATAACGTGGGAGGTATATTCGCTTACTACTTCTACCGTGTTATCTACACAGGCATCGCATACCACGATTAGCTCATAGTCCTTAAATACTTGTTGCTTTACCGAATCCAGGCATTCCCGGATCCTGTCTGCCGCATTGTGTGCGGTTACTATTACGCTAAATTTTGGCATACATCAGTTACCCTTCCTGTTATAGTATTTCTCAAGCGCATACCTTGTGGCATCTATTCCATGGTTATTCTCGTCCGGGTAGGCACTTATAAAGTTCCCGTCCCTATCCTGTTCATATTCGTAATTAACGAATTCTCGATAGGTTTCCGGACATTCGTATTTGTCGATGTATATGTGGCACAATGACTGCAACCACTTGATACCATATCGTACGCTGTCCGGACCTTTGTCTGCTGGACGTATAAATGCGCCGAACGCTTTAAAGTCTGCTATGGACTTTGGTTCTGCGCTGTCAGCAGTTACCTGCTCTTGGTTGTTTACCAGCTTTTTCTCATTATAAAGGATCTTATAAACGTCCTCATTCCTCGTCTTTATTGTATTATATTCTCGGTAAATATACAAGTCTAAGTGCTTGCGGTCGAAGTGTACCTTAACAAACCTAAACGGGTCTAATGCGAAACCCCAGTCTATACCATTATATACATTATCAAACGTATCAATGATGGGTATCTTCCTATCACCATAATCTATAACAGCATGACTATCAAACTCTGCCACATTAGGAAATACATCTCCGCCCGTACCTACTGCCTTGCCCATGTATTCATGTTCGTAGGCTCTGGGGTTTATCTCCTTAAGCATCTGCGCTTCTTCTATAAACTGTTCGCCGAGCCAATCGCGAGGGACGTCTAGGTACGTATTTCGTACGACAACCGTGTCGTCTTCTCTATACAGTTCACAGTCCTCCGTATATTCGTTCGCCCAGTTATTACGGCTGATAGGTGGGTTAAATGTGCGAAAATCCCAAAACTTATCCCCGCCACGCATTGTTGACTGCGTTACTGTACGCAATTCGTTCTCGCCGCTAAACTGATCTAATTCCTCAAACCACGTAATGCCTATATAGCCAAAAGGCAGTTTGATTGATTTCACTTTCATGGGATCATCCAAACCCATAAACATGATGCGCTGTCCCGTAGGTTTATATACAATAGGCGTGCTATATGTTTTTGGTATCTGAAAGAAGTCATCTAATCCCAGTTGATGTATTCCCCACACCACCTGAGGAAATATGCTGGTCTGTATCGTATTGGCTATCTTTCTAAAACATATAGCGTGACATTCGGGATTCTGTATGATCAATAACGGAATTGCTATTCCGCCTACGAAGGAACTCTTGGTACTGCCACGTCCTCCAGGAAATACATAATGCGTATGATCATGGCGAAATACATCTTTAAGAACTGGTTTATACATAGGAATGATACAGTCCTTCATTGGAATGCTTATTGTTGCCAACTGTATCACCTCCTTGCTATTTGTGGGAACACGTCTTTTTTACAGAAAGACTCGGTTATGGGCTAAACTGAGTACGATGGGTATTCCAAATGAGGTAAGATGTATGACAGCCCTTGGTGGGTTCGAACCACCGTATGCAAGGATCAAAACCTTGTGCCTTTCCACTTGGCTAAAGAGCTATTTTACCATGATAGATTTACCATGGTAACTTTTCCGGTAAGGTTTTCTGCCCTATGAAAACACTTTTACCATCTTTTAATCTGTCCAATCAAGCTTGATTGATACGTTGCTGTCCGGGATGCCCTTCATTCTGTTTTCGATATCTACTGTACGCTTAGCTATTTCATTCATTGCCTTAAGCCTGTCATTTAAGGACGCATCGAGACCGAACTGATCCTTTATTTCTCCACGTGCTATGGCGCTAAACAGCTCCATAACTTCCTTGCCGGTCATGATGCTGTGATCTTCCCGTTTTTCCATTAGTCTGTTAATTTCAGCCTGAATTTCTGGTTTTCTTAATAGTATGGTTGCGGACGTAGCAGCCGATGCTTCTGTCTTATACTTATAACCGGCTTTCTGCATTGATTGTGTGGCATTACCGGATTTCACGTATTCTCTGCAAAAGGCTTTTTCTTTTATTGTGAGTTTTTTCTTTGTATTATCGCCCATAGAATACCTGCCTTTTTAGTGATACTTCTTAAAATACTCGTCGTATAATTTCTTCCACTGCTCTTGAGTTAAGTTATTATTTTTTCTGTATTGTTTTAATAACCGACCTACTAACTCGCTTTTAGATACGAGTTTATAATCCATATTGCTGCTGCGGAGATTATCTGCTTGTTTCTCTATTTGAGATAATACTCCTTTCTTTACCGATGAGGTTGCCTTATCACCTACACCCGCCTTCGCTAAAATTTCCATAGCGAGCTTTTTATTCTTTTCCTGTGCCTTTGCGACATCCTGTCGATAACCTGCTAACTTCTGATCGGAATAATTTGATGAGGACTTATATTTTTCCATCTGTCTCTTAACCTCACCCACATTAGCGTTCGCATCCGGCTTTGAGATGCCTGCCTTATCGAGGGCTTCTTTTCCGTATTTAGCAACCATCTCATTATAACTTAATATCTTAGGACTGCCGCTTGCCTTATCATCTGGATGCATATAATCATAATGTTCTTTTGCTGCCGGTAAGCCTGTATCGTGTTCTTCCATGTGTTTCTTTATTTCGCTGACTTTTTGTTTGTATTCTTTTGATCCATATTTATAAGCCAAAACAGCTGCCTGATCAAATTGCATACCCTGTGCTATAAGTTCATTAGCGGTCTTCTTCATCTCCGGATCCGATTTGACCTTGTCATATACATCATTCTGTTTAATATAATCCTTTACTTCTTGGTAATAACCTTCTCCCCACTTTGATGCTACGAGAGGGTTTTTCCTATATTCCTCGGCATCTTTTGCTACTGAATTATAAGAAGCCTCCTTTGCCTCTTCCTTATTCCTTGCTATCTGCTTTTCCTTAAGATCCTCGTTATCGTTAGCGATCTTCCTGGGTGAGTCTGCTGTTTTCTTGATGTTTACGATCTCTCTTCCACCGTCGCTATACTTGTTATAGGTACCCTTATATTCATTGCCGTCTTTATCATACATGGTAACCTTTTTACCGTTGAGCGAATTACTGTTCTGTATTGTATGGACATCTGCTGAGTCCATCTTTAATCCATTCTTATTAAGCTTATCAGTAAGGTCACTATAATTTCTCGCTGACGTTACATTATCGGTAGATGTTTTTGCTACCGCCTCCTTACCGGTCCTCTGCTCTTCCTTTGACAAATTGAATTTTCTGGCAAGCTCTCCCTGAATATTGGTATAATCTTCCCATTGTTTAGCAGAAGCGCCTTCCTGCGGTCTTAGATTCTGTATCGTCTGAAGTGCTTTCTCTTTTGTATCTATGCTAGATAATCTGTCGCCAGACTTTTTATCTCTATTCATATACCCTTTCAGGTTAGCTTCCTTCTGCTTAAGATCTGCTAATTTCTTATCATAATCAACAGATCTTAAACGTTCAGGAGTGCTCTCAAATTGCTTGATATCGTCCTGAACGTCCTTAAGCTGCTCTTTATATACACCGGATCTCTGTGCCTTATCGCCTGTCCTGGCAGCGGACTTGATAACCTTCTTTTCCTTTGCCTCGGTGTACTTCTGCTTAGCCTTATCGAAACGAGCATCTGCCTTTTCCTTCTTGTCCTCACTGGCATTGTGTGCCGCATTTCTGGCATTGGTATATTCCTTCTTAGCATTAGCCTTTCCCTTTTGAGTTATAGGCTGATTAGCATTACGCTTGCCGGACCTTGCTTTGAAGTTCTTGGCTGCGTCTGCTTTTGACTCGCCCTTAAATACAGGAACGTGAACGCCGTTAATGGTAATCCATTGTTCTACTTCTCTTTTTGCCATTTATTTCCGACCCTCCTTCATCGTTTTCTTAAGCCTGTCTAATTGTTTCTTAAGTACCTCAAACCGGGAGCTTCCCGGATTATTTTTTATGTAGTCGCTTATCTCTGCCTGTAATGCATCGATTCGTTTATCTAATGAACTATGATCGCCTTTACCTTGCCAGGACCTGTAAGCTTCGTCTGATATATTTCTACACCTAGAGTCAAAATCATTATAAGCAATCTGTGCGTCCTTGTGTGGGTCCAGTTCATTATATCCGAGCTCTACACCTTTGGCACCGCGGTACGTGCTTTCGTATTCCTCTTTATCCACCAAAATATACCACCGTATTTGTTCTTGATAGGTATCTTGTTGTTAGCCATTGTGCTTCCTCATATATGCTTCCTTAGCGCTGTTCCATTCCTCATTGTCTGTAGGTACTTCCCAGCCATTGAGTTCATACCACATATCTCTCAAATACAGAACTATCTGAACATCACTGGGACTGCTGAACAACTCTACATTTTTATACCGTTGTTTCTCTTCATTCCAGATCGCTTTTTTAACGACCAATAGCTCCATAGGTCTATCAGATTTTTCACTGTAATACTGAGTCTTGTTTATCAGTATCCGTGAGCCATACTTTTCATTGATAGCCTTTTGGAGCTTTTTAATCTGTGGTCCGAACGCTTTAGCCATTACCTTCTCCGCCTTCTTCCACGTCTGCCTCTAGTTCTTGTTGCTCTTTTCTTGACTGTTATCTTTGCCATTATATAAATCTCCTTCCAAATCGCGACCAATATAATTGGCATTACCGTCTTCAGTTTCTATGCTAACTTCGTCTGTGGGTAAACTTACATACCACAAGAAACCAGCTATTGTTGCCAGTTCTACCGCAACCATTACAATGAACGCTATAAACCATCTTTTCGCACTCATTTTTATTTCATGTAAAAGTTCGGTGGCTAGATTATTATTATCCATCCTATCACCTCACTTTTATTATATATTGAAATTTCAAATATGTAAATAGACAGATCAAATATATCTACTTCTTACCTTCCAGGACATATTTGCGCAGCTTGTTCACTGGAATCGTGTCATTCTTGTCCAGATTATCTGTCATCTCATGAAACCTAAGAAGCTGTTTCAGTGCTTTAATACTTGTTTTAAGAGCCTCGTCTGTTAGAAGAGAATTTGGTTTCTCTTCCTGGTGTTTTTTACGATGATACAACATTATATCCAATGCTTCTATCTCTGTCATATTCATTCCTCATCACTCCTTCTCGCTTGCAGTGTCGCCATAAACCCCGCACCCATCATGCCGCCAATGATAAAGCCTAATATGAATGTCAGCATCTAGTCACCCTCTCCCTTCTTGTACGGCTCCGGCAAGGGCATCCATGCGATTACGCTTTCATTAACACCCACATTAAAACCTTTTCCCACGTCGAAGAATGTTTCCTCCACGTCAATATAGATCGTGCCTGTTGCCTTTCCGATGTATTTCATCGTTGTTATATATTCTCCATCCTTTTCCGGCAATCTCTCGCTCACGGGAATCCATGAGTTCTGTTCTGTATTGACGGACGGTTCTGTTTTAATGCACAAATCCCGCACCACTTCAACAGCTTCTTTGCGCTCAACATATCCGTAATGCGTAATCATATCATCGTCTTTTCCATGGTTGAACCACGGCGATTGCATCAGCTCATCAATCCCGGATAATAAGTGCTTTCTGCTCACGCAATCCTCGCAAGGCTCGGCTTTCATTTCTTCTAACGTAGTTTGGATAACCTTGTTGAACCTCGGGCAACAATGCTTTTCGTGATTGTATTCCTTGCAATCCGTACACCATTCATTGTAGTTAGGCTCGGCGTGGAGTATTGCTTCTTCACGTTCTTCTCTTGTCATTCCCCATCACCTTCTTTCGTTGCGGGAATGTAATGGTCAAAATCATACGGCACACAGAAATTATGACAATCAAAATCATCGTCTTTGTGTGCGCAATTCTCACAACTTTTTTCTTCCGTTGCGGGAATGATTGTTGGCGCATCGTGCACACACTCTCCTGCCGACTTATTATAGGCAAAGGAAAAATCCATTAATAATGCGCTTGCATCGATTAATCTTCCGTGGTATTCGGGAAGTGGTGTTCCGCCTTGAATACCGATAATAACATCCTCATACTGCTCTCGTTCACCAATAATGCCGTGTTTATTTATTGCGTTATATGTTTCTTCGGGTATATCAATCAATATCTGCATTACTTGCTCCTTCCGTTGCTGGGAATGATTGTGGGTAAAGTCTTAATATCTGATTCTCGCACCACATGATAATTACAATCATTGCAATGGCATATTCTGTCACATCCATTTCCATTGTCATACCTGCAATCATAAACGAGTTTACTTACATCCTTTAAATCCCCGTGGTGTTCGGGAAGTGGAGTGCCGTTCTTAATTGCATCCCATACTTTATAGGTAAGCACCTGATTTATTGTGCCCATATCTATCGCACGTTTTGTTCCTTCGGGTATCTCAATCACTATCTGCATTGGCTTTCTCCTTTAATTGTAGAAACAATTTGTACTGGTGCAGTAAACGGGCTTTAACGATGAAGGCATAGAACCTATCCACGCTGCCTGATATTCGTCACTCTCTATGAACAGCACAGCTCCAGTCCTGTTATAAATATCAAGCTTATATTGCGCATAATTACCTGCCGCCCTTCGTGTCGCTGCGTCCGGATAATCCATCATAAAAAGCTGATTATATTTTATCCCATATCTACGAAGCCAGTCTTCTGTCTGCTTCCTGTACTTCTCTAGCCGACAAGTGACTATAGCGCCAATGGTGTGATGCGGAATGAATTTCGGTTTAGCATTGGCAAGGAACCATCTATACTTCTCACCGTCATCGTTTTCTTCCGGTGTGGGATCCTCGCATAATACCCCGTCCAGATCCACGCATGACCTAAATAATATGATGTGGTCCATTATATTCCACTCGAATACTCTGGGTTGTTCTACTTCCTCGAGGTAGAAATCAACTATCTGTTTAGAGGCTTCTGTTACATACACCACCGCATATATGAACCGCATGAACTTCTTATAAGGTTCCAGTCTTTTCTTAACCTTGAAAAGCGCGTTCCCAGTATGACAGCTATCGTCCACCACCAACACAGTATTGATTTCCTTAGGTAACGGTATCCTCTCTGTGAACTTTTCCGGATTCTTCTGCCCTATCTGATCTACTGATATCAGCGGTTTGTTAAGATATAACGCTATCAGTGATGCCGGCAACATGCCACTTCTTGGTACTCCCGCTACGCAATCGCAATCAGGTATCGATGTAAGCTTCCGTCGTATGATATTGTCCATATCATCAACACTTCTAAAATTAAGCATTGCTACCTCCTAATAGAAATACACGTGCTCTTCGTCATAGAACGCATATTTTAGATGCCTTCTGTGCCACGATGTATATTCACCGTTCTCATCTTTGTTATCGTAAGATCCTTTAGAACAAAACCATAAGCAACTGTGCGTCAGCCCGGACTTTGCTACATTTTCTACTGCTTCCTTTGTGGCATCTGTTATAGTGACTGTATAATACCTACCATCCTTCAGTGGTGTGAACTGATATGTCCCACTAGTTACCTGAAATACCACGTCCTTAACAGTATCCGGCCAGTCTGTAGACTGTACTCTTGCCAGTACACAGCTAGCCACATTCATCTTTTGACTTACATTCCCGCCGGTAGCCTCTGCCTCTACTATCCTTTCCAATATAGCTCGGGATTCTTCATCTAACGGGATCTCATAATGGAAGCGATGATATGCTCTATAATACCAATCACCATATAGCCCAGTAGGTACCTTGTTCTCGTAGGCGCACTGCATCAAATAGCTAAATCCTCCCAGTGCTTCATCTCCTGCCAGATACCCTGCCTTTGCCTTTACGTTCCCGGATACTATTATACACAGTACCAGGAGTATAGTACAACTAATCTTCTTCAACTATTGCCACGACCTTTCCGTCTTCGATGATTAACGCGAAACCCACCGCGCCAAACTTTACCGCTTCCTCGATTGTGATGTCGAGACTGCCATCCGGATTAGCTCTCATTATCACTCACCCCCTCTCTATCACTAAGCTCGAATACCTGAATATTGTTCTTATACATGAAATATTTCCTGATGGGATATGTATCAGTTCCATCATCGTAGACCTTAAGCTCGACACCTAAGCATTTAGCTATAAGCTCTATCCCTTTATAGATATGAACATGATATTCATCCAGCCCGTTCGCTGCACATACATCATCGTCGAGGATCTCTATCTGCGCCAGCTTCTTTCTTGCAGCGATCTGCTTATCTAACCATTTCGTTATCGTTGTCTTGTCCATTATACTTCCTCCTGTTCTGTTATTGCTGATTTGATAATCCATCCCGTCCAGGTAAGTTCCTGGAGTTTTTCCTTAATGGTGTCTATATCGTCAATGGCTATTCCGCCAAACCCGATCTTGTTCATACATTCCGGACCGATTCCGTAGTGTCTGCTAATGGGATTTGAAAGAGATCTTCCGCATCTCATGCAGTGAACTTCTGCCTGTCCTACCCCATGCAACTCCATCTGTACCATGCCTCGTGTTTCTTTGAGGATGTGCCCAGTCATTGTTCTTAATGGCATTGGATTATCATTATTCCATTTTGCCATAAAATCGAATTCCGGGCTTGCAGGCTCCGTCATATACTTCTTAACTGTGATCCTGTACTCCTGAACGTCGTTAATCTCGGAGATAGGCTGTCTATCAGCCTTATTTACCCCGGTCGACTGCTTCGGGCATAACTTTATACATATTCCACCCTGACCGGGCTTAAAATTGGAAATAGCCGCGGTTATGTCGGTATAGCTGTTTCCGTTTACTTCTACAGGACCTTTCCAGTCCTTTAACATTGTGATCATGTCTGCCTCCTTTAATATCCCAGTACATCGAAGATATAATCATCTTCCAAACCCAGGTATTCTGCTATCGCCTCATAGTTGCCTTCCTCTAATGCCTCTGCGCATTCCAGCCGCAGTTCGTGTGCCTCTTTACGAGACATCCCGTCCCTTCGCATTAGTATCTCTTCTACCTTATTGATCTTCTTCGTCGTAGTAGCCATCATCTTCCTCCTCATCGGGTTCGCATTTTTCACACACATGATATTCCTCGTCCAGGTTATATCTCGGACTATCGGGATCTATATCTTCTCCACACTTGTCGCAATAAACATAAGGAACATGCGCATACGGGCAAGCACTTCCTAAGCACCCCATCTCAGAGGGACAACCTACACATTCGTTTTCAAATCGTATCATATCTTTTCCTCCTTGTTAGTTATTCGAGTGCAGCCAGGCGGGCTTATGCCCGCTCTGACTTTATCTTGCCTTTACCAGTACTCTAAGATGAAATCTCTGAATGTTGTATCCACCAGCTCCGATTGTAGTAACATCTGCGATACCGTTCTCGCCTACAATGTGACCTTCCAGTGACTTGCCGCCCCATCTTAAATACTTTGCGTCTGTAATATTACCGGTGATATCCTTTACTCTGTTATAAAGATCTACCATCCACATCGTTGCGTCCTTCTCGTTTGCCTTACGGAACTCTTCATCTGTCTTGCTTAAGCTATCTCTTACTGAGTATGTCCACTTCTTTGTGAATTCCTTCCACTCAAGTTCCTGACGGTCTTTAAACATTCTCTCGCGCTCTGCTATGTCTGCCTGTGTCCATCTCTCTACCATCTCGGCCTTTGCTGCCTTTAATGCTTCCGGGATCTCGTCTGCCAGGATTCTTTCTACTTCCTCTGCCTCTGCCAGTGCCTTACGGTACTCGGGAAGCTTCTCTTCCTTCTCTGCTATAGCCTTCTTGCTCTGCCAAATGCTTTCGCCTAAATGTTCGATGTCGCAAAGGAGCCAATAAATTGTATTTGCATCCTCTCTGCTAAGACCCATTTCCTGCATCTCTACGGTATGTAAAATGTGATCCGGACATTCAGTTCCGAGAATCTTTTCTACCTGTGCCTGCTTCTTAGCCATCGATGCTTCGTGTCTAACGATTGTGTTCTGCTTCTTAGCGATGAACTCTTCTGCCTTTGCGATACGATCTAATGCTGTTTCCTTTGTCATATGCTTTGTCCTCCTAGTTTTTAGAGTGGTGTGAGTTGTGTTACTGTTTACTGTAAATATAATATAACAAATTTATTTTTATACGTCAACCCCGAATTAAAAACTTTGAAAAAATAAAGGACTTCCCGTTATATTGGGAAATCCTTTGTGTTTCTTACTCTTTCATTTTGGCTTCCACCATTGCCTCTACCCGTTCCAGTAGTTCCTGATTCGTATCAAGTATCTCATTTACCTTTGCCTGCCCATGAATCTTCTCCTGCAATATCTCACCAGTATCTACATCTACTATACTAAACCAGGATCCGGATTTGTCTATTATATCGAAATATATAGCCTGCTCTACGAGATCTGTAAGATAGTCAATTCCCAATTCATAGCTTATGGTGTACTGTCCGACGTGTCTGTTAGGTCTACAGAACTTTGTCTTAACCATGTTAACCATGATCTTCTGACTGTTTGGCTCTCCCGAACTCCTGGACAATGTCTTACCGTCTTCGTCCATGTAAACACCTTTGCGAAATTCCATACGAGTTGTGCAGAAGTGCTTAAGAGCTCTTCCTCCCGGTGTACTCGTCTGTCCCGGAATAGTTGAATTGATCTTATCACGTATCTGATTGATAAAGATACCCATGCACTCGTTCTTAGCACAAGGACCAACCATCTCGCGACAGAATCGTGTAAGCAATCCAGATATGCCACCCACCCTGGTATCGTCTGTAAGATCCTTACCCAGATCCTTCTCTGCTGTTAAGCAGGGAATGCTGTCTATGATCCACAGACCCACTTCACCCGATAACGTCGCTTCCTTTACTACCTGGAATATGAATTCCGCTGATTCTGTCTTGGGCTGATATAAACGAATGCTGTCTACATCTACTCCAATCTTCCTTGCCCATTCAATATCAAGCGTGTTCTCTGCGTCTACATACAGAACTTCTCTGTCCGGATATGTGTTCTGAAAGTTGGCTACAACATCTAATGCGGTTGTTGTCTTGCCGCCGCCTTCTTCTCCATAAAACTCCGCCAGCCTGCCTTCCGGCAACCCGCCATACGTGATGAAGTTCATCTTAGGACTCGTGAATGGTACCTTCTTATATTCATATACCGGCATGCCCTTTGTGAAAGCCTCTTCCTTCACGTCCTTGTTGACACGCTTCATCAGTTCGTCCATCTTTGTGCCCATATCAATTACCTCCGTTCAAACTGGTAAGCTCTTCCTCCTGCATGCGATGCGAAAGAACTTTCTTACATGACGCCAGGATCTCCTGCGCAGTCTCTACTTTACTCTTCATGATCTTATAGCTACGTGTATATGCTGCCGATACGAGGGCTTCCTCCTGGCTATGTAATTCTGCTTTACTGTCTTTATCTGCTACCGTTCCCTGCGTCAGCGCATTACGCGCTGAGTTATAGGTTTCCTTATAGATAGCCTTTGCTATATCATCCCGGATACCTAAATGCTCTGTCATTCCGCTAGCGAAATAAATGAATACTGACAGGTTGGTACAGAAATCTTCCAGCTCCTTTGTTGTGGGAGGCTGTTCTCCGTCCTTCAAGCAATCCCGGATAAAGCTTACATACTCATCGAGGTCCTTACAATAGGGATCGATGATTTCCTGTACTATATTATCCAGTTGCTGAGAATTTTTCTCTACCTCACCACGAATGTCCGCTATCACTTCCTTAGCTACTTGCTGCAACTGAAATTTCATTCGCTTACCTCCTTTAAGAACTGTTCCATGTTATAATCGAAAAATACTCTTTTCTTATGACCCTGTATCACGATGGGTGTTTCAAGATACTCCGCTAAATCATACCGAATACTCTTACTTCCATTATCCCGTAACCTTTTCAACAGTTGTATCGGCAAGAATAGTGTAATATCCTTGTCGATCCACCAACACATCACTCCAGCGGTAACACCCGGTATCTCTGACTTTTCCAGGAGCCCGTCCCATTGTGTGTCTGTTATGTTACCATAGAACCCATGAAGAACTCCGTTCTTGTCCGCCTTCGGAACGCTGTGAATACTCAATGTGTTACCATGAACGGATTTACATTCTATGTAATACTCAAATGGTTTCTTATATACGATAAAGTCACATATATTAGAAGCTCCGAGGTATCCGGTTGTCTGATCATGTAGTCTGTCTACACTCACACCGGGAACCCTCTCAAATGCCTGCTTTACAATATCTTCAAATTTCTTACCGCGATTCTTTGCCATTATCCGTCCTTCCTGCACTGCGTGCGATACGGACACCATTCACAGGTTTTCTTCGCCACATCTTCCGGCTTCGGCGGAGCGGTATGTTTATTCACATACTCATCACAATTCTGTATCTTACCTACCAGCTCCTGCTTCATCTCGTCCGTGGGTGTAAACATAAAGGACTTCATATCCAGCACATCACGATTGATATATACGAACAGTACATTCGGAATCTGTAATGCAAATGAATATGCCGTTCCCTGATTGTAATGACTGAGATCTACTCCTTCGCGAGTCCAAAACTTATTGGTGTTCTCTGTCTTGAGCTCAAGTATATAATACTTACCTTTATAAAGAATGATACCGTCACACAAGAAACTCATGTTTAGTGCCGGATAGTAAAGCTTAGTCTCAAACTCACCTTCTTCGAAGTTAGGTTCCTTCTTGATTTCGAGATGATTAAGCTCTCGCCTTCTCACATAGTCCGCGACACTTACATACTCGCAGTCCATGCTATTATTCTTCATATCAAGAACTGCTGCCTGGATACGCTGATGAATATCTGTTCCGGAATTACATATACCAATGCCTGTATATGTCTCGCCTGTCGTATCTTTATTGGCGCCCGTCACGATATAATACATCTGCCTGATACAATTCATGGAACTAGGCTTATAAGACTTGCTGCCTTCCCGCTTTTCTTTCTCCGCCGTAAGCTCTATACTTCGTTTCAGATCATTCAAAAAGTCCTGCTCCGCCGGTAATGTCTGCTTAGCCTCGTTGATTAACCTAATAACATTCTTGAGTGAATTCCTTGCCACTAAAATAACCTACCTTTCTTTGCCTTCTTCATTTTCTTTTCACACGTAACACCAAACCCTTTCAATCGGGCTTGTGGGTTCTTTAACTTCCTGCCACACCGTAGACAGTATTCGTGCTCCTTTTGCATATCACCCTCCTAAAATATATTCGTTAAGATATATTCCATGACGTATTCCTCGTCCATCTCTCCCATAACGATACTCTGCTGGCACTGCTGGCATAGTTTTATCATTCTAACCAACTCACCTGACTGAAATACATTCAAATGCTTTTTAGCATTCATTATCTGCCAGTTGGTTAATCCCGTAGTCTTTGCTATATCACTGGAGTGGCAACTCTGTACCTGAAGAACTGCCTTTGCGTTATTGTATAATACCGACATCATGACCATTGTTGCTTCACCGACTGCTAAGCACTGCTGATATAAATCAAATGCTAAATTAACTTTTCCGTCCAGTATCGCATCTACGAAATCAAATATAGCGTCCTTTGGCGGTTGATAGATAATTCCTTCCTTTAGTAGATGTTCGAAAGCTTCATTGTATGTCATAACGCCTCTTCCTTTCTTTGCTGCTTTTTCCACTTTCGTATTCCTTCTGCCTGACGCTCCTTCATAAATCGTTTTTGTTCCTCCGTACGCTTTTTACCTTTATTCGGATTGGGATGAGTAGCATAAAAATTTTTCATTATTTCAGAACGTTGTTGTCTTCCTTCGTCGCTACTATGCCACTTTTTAGAGGCTTCTCCCAAACGCTTCAAGTGATTACCGTAATGATTATTATACATAGCGGTACACCATTCTAGATTATCAACGCAATTATTTGAAGGATTTTCATCTTTATGATTTATATATGGTAAATTACTTGGATTTGGTATAAATGCCGTTGCGACAAGACGATGAATAGTCTGTAATTTACCCTTGCCTTCCCGACAAAGCATAACATATTGATATCCGTCTTTTCTTTTAGCAGAACTTAAAAACTTTTCTTGACAGGTATAACGCTTTCCAGAAGGTGATATTGTAACCCTATAAAGACTTTTTACTCTGCCTAAACTGCTTACTGCATAATATCCTTCATATCCTTTAACTTCTTTCCATAGTTCTGCCATCCGCATATCTCCTTATCTTATCAATCTCTAATAAACACCTTCCATAATCATATTCGCATATCCTCATAAGCTTATCATAATTCGTGTCTGATAATGTCACCTCTTGCTTTAAATATTTTCTTAATATATCCGGTTTCAAACAAGAAAATTCAATAATTAAATTAGAATACTGCTTATAGAATTTAGTACGCTTATCGGGCGCGGTAAGTAGCAAGACAAGTATATTTTGTCCCAGTAGAGTTTCCAGCTGCGCCTGAAGTTTCTCATTCTGCATGATTTCCTTGTCATCCCGGATCACATACAGATATGGTTTGGAGATGAATGAAGTGTTCTTGAGCTTACTGTATATGTCAGTGATGCTGTCTACATACCTCAGATCCTTTCCAGATGCTGATGCCATCTGTTCGAGATATATGCGTTGCACTTTCCATTCCGGACCTGTGAATATATAGAACTTGTTGAACTGTCGTTTCTGTATGTGATTCTTGATCTCAGCAACTTCCATCTACCCACTCCTCTCTGATATCTAGGATCCACTTATCAAACAGCATTCCCGGATTAACCGCTTTTATCTTCAACGAAGACAAGCATCGGCTTGTCACAATCAGTCCCTTAAAAAACCTTCTGTTCAAGCATACTACACAGAACGCTCTGAGAAACATTCTCATGTCATATCCTGTGTCCGTGTCCTTTATCTTAATTGACTGGGATATCTTTAACGAATTGCTTCCGCTTGTGGTTGCTACGTTATCTACCACCTTACATACGAATGAATAGAAGTCTGTAACATTGTACTCACACAGTACATCTATCTCACCGGGATTGTCTGCTAACGAAAGTGCAAGATCAGTTATTGTATTTGACAACCCTTTGTCCTTACAATATGCTTTCAGTTCCTCCTGCGTGTAGGGATCCAACTCAAACACCGCACCCCTACTCTGTATGGTGGGAAGTGTATTGTTCATATCCTCCAATGTCATTACGAAGTATGCTTTATTCGGAGGTTCCTCTGTTACCTTCAACAGCGAGTTCTTAGCCTGGAGTGACATTGTATCTGCATTAGGGATATGATATAGCGTCAATGTGCTTACCTTGTATGCGTTAGTTATCATATCTCGGATACTGTCCACCTTACAGTCCGCCAACTCTACAAATGTAGCTCCCAGTTCGTGTGCAATGTGCGCACCCATACAATTCTTTTCACTTCCTGCATCCCCGACCATGATGGAAAACCTGGGAAACGTTCCGTTCTGTATCTGCTTACTGATCTCAGTCAGTAGCGACTTCTGTCCAACCATGCTTCTCTCCTATGAATATAAGTAGTGCAGCTTCCAGATCCAGCTTAGCGGTATCTGAATACTTAATCTGAGCATTCAACTTCATAAGTTGCTTGAGCAGTTCCGTTACACATTGGAACTCCTTCTCTCTTAATTCGCCGAGCCACTTCTCATATTCGGGTAATCTAGGAACGTTGATATACTTCCAGTCACAGCCGATATTATACTTGCCAATATCCAGCAAGAAGTGAATGTATTGCTTAAGGAACCTTTTCACATCCTTTCCGGACGCATGTACGTCTTCTACAATAGAAATAGCTTCCTTTTCACGACATCCAATAACCGCATCTGTAAGGTTTAGCATAACTTCATAATCTACCGTGCCAAGAGCCTTTACTACGTTTTCCAAAGTAAGTTCGTCTGAGAACGATAAACATTTGTCCATAAGCGTAATCGCGTCACGAAGCCCACCATCTGCTATCTTAGCCAAATACTCTAATGCTTCTTTTGTATATGTTCTTTCCTTTTCCATATATACCCTCCAGACGTCTTCGATCTTCCTACACAGCATTCATATATAGCGTGTTTGTTTAAATTAAGAGTTTCAGCCGCTTCTCTCGCGTGAGACCATTCTTTTATAAATCTTCCTTTCTTATCGTACTGTAAGATTGGTATTCTTCGAGGAACCGCCGCTTTGATTCGAGCCTCGTTATATGAATTATTATAAGACTTAGTACACCATTCTAAATTATCTACATGATTATTGCTGGGATTCTCATCCTTATGGTTAACACAGGGTAAATTATTCGGGTTTGGAATAAAGGCCTGAGCTACAAGACGATGCACTTGATAATATTTTACATTTCCACGATTTGCCAAAGCTATGGTCGCATACCCTCTATTAAGACCCAATTTTAAGAAACGCTCGTTTATCGTAATGAAAT